TTTGTTTGCTTCATAAGTTGCCACCTTTTTACCTACATACTGCAACTCATCAAGTGATAATTCAGATAGAAACTGCGTTCCCTCGCATATCTTTTTTATAATCATCGGAATATAAACATCTTTGTATATTTCCTCTATGTGTTTTGCAAAGATACCTCGTCTGTAATCGTGTAATCCACGCGCTTCTGATGTTACAAGTTCCTGTAATTTGAAAGGTGTGCCAGATGCAGGAGAATTACCCATGATTGCATCGTTTGCTGCGCCCATTGTCTGCGCGTGTGCTTCCCACATAGCAACTGAATTATCAAACACCTGTAAGTTACGAGGAAATGTATCAACTTGACCTAAATCGCCATCGCCAACATCAAGGATTTCAAGGTTTGAAAGGTCTCGCACCTTTTGTTTCTTTGCTAGTAGTGAGCTGTTTGCTCCTGTTGCTTTTAGAATAGTCTTAGATGCCGCGTCAAGCATATCCTGAATGCGTATCATGTCGTAGTTAATCCATACCTGTGCTTCAAATAGTTCTTCTGCACCTCCAAAACCTAATGCACGACCGAATACTGGGTCTCGCTTGATAAGTTTGAATGGTGACTTTGGTTCTAGTGCTGTGTAAAGAATAACACCCTGCTTGTCTGTACTGTTTTTCTTTTGATAGAAAGCCACGATATACAAACGAGTTTCGTATTCCTCTGATGTGTCAAATGGGTCTGCAAATCTTTTTGGCAAGTTTCCATGAACTTCAAACACTTCTACATATCTTCCTGTTGTTTTCTTTGACTTATCGTCTGATGCTTCGTTTGCTTTTTCTTCTTTTGAAAGTGCAATCAAATCCTTTAATGAGATTGTTGCGCCATTCTTTACATTACCCCAACCATATTCTGCCATTTCCATTAGTTGGTCTGGTGAATAGTAGTGTCTTATGCCAAGCGGTGCTGAAAGCATATCTGTCTGGTCACAAAATGCTAGTGTCTGTAATGGCACAACCTCACAAGCATAGGCAACTTCTTTTGATAGTCCTCCACCAAATAATATTCTTGATACATTCAACTCATCAAAGAAACTATCAAGGTCATATTCCTGCACGAATACATCATCGTGGTACTTTTTAATTAGGAATGATAAATGAAACTTATCTGGGTTATCAATGTAAATCTGCACATCTTTTAACTCAATATCTTCTGTTCGGTATTGTAGGTTTAGAATTGGTCTTGTGATGTTCTTTACAGGCTTGAAATCGTCTTTGCCTGTCATCAACTGCGAGTTGTTGTATAGGTCTGATGTCTTAACATGGTCATACATACACCAGTCGTATACATCGTTAATAGGTATAGGCTTCTTATAGTTTGTTTCTTGCGTTGTTATGTAGTCAAAAATGTCTACGTAGTTATTTATCATTTTGTTTTATGTCATAAATTATCCCCCTTGTTTCTAATAATAGTTTAGCGATTGATACTGCACTCTCTAATCCTGCGATTACCACTTCTGTCGGGTCAATTATATCGTCATTCATTTCAAACTCTCCCATGTTTATCTTTAATTGCTTGTTCGGGTATTGCATAGCCAAGTTTAATATCTTGCTAGATGTAATCAATCCAGCAAGAGTTGTTCCTGCACCTGCTACCACACCGCCTTTATATGCAACCTTAATAGCATTTGACGCATCTTCAACTTTGAATTGTAAAGCCTTAGCCTCGCTTTCTGTCTTAGCACCTACTCTGATGATAGCTACTGAATTGGTTAAGTTAGCCACTCGTCTGTCGTTTATCTTGTCTTTTTTTAATTCCTCTACTACTTCACTTATTTCAATCTTGTCTCCACCTCCGTCAATAATAGTTGTGTCGTCTAACCTTGATACAACTTTCTTGGCAAAACCAAAGTCTTTATCTTCAACTTTGGTGTCGGTGAGGACTTGTTTTGAGCCTGTGAGTAGGCATATATCATTCATATCCTGCTCATTTGCCTTGATAGCCACAAGTTTGAAACTACCTTTAATCTTGTTTAGAATTGCTGTTGTAAGTGCTTCACCGCTAAAATCTTTACAAAAGACTACTAGGTTGCTCTTGCCACCTTTAAGTACCATTTCCATAATAGGAACTATCTCTGCGTTATTAAAAAAGCTTTTATCAGTTGTTAGAATTACTGCGTCTTCTATTACGCATTTATCCCCGTCATTAGCCATATACGGCGATATAAAGCCACTTAGGGTCTTGTAGCCTGTAACTATCTCACTTTCTATGTTTGCGCGCTGTGAAGCCTGAACGTCAATCAATCCATTCTCACCTATTTCAAAGATAATTTCTGATAGTAGGTTAGCAATCTCTGCATTATCAAATGATATTCTTGCCACCTTTTCTAAGTCTTCCTTTGTTTTTATGCTTCTGCTCTCTCCGATAATCATAACAACTGCTTCTGTTAATCCTAGTTCAAGTTCCTTTACTATCTCTGGCTTAGTTTTATTACTCTTTTGCGCTTCCTTTAAGATAGCCTGTAAAAGTATAAGCGATGATGTAGTTCCATCGCCCACTCGCTCGTTTGTCTTTACTGCTACTTCTCTAATAAGTTTCAAGACATAGTTCTCTGCTTCATCTTCAAGCTCTAAGTCTTTTGCTATCTGTACTCCGTCATCAAGGACTGATACGCCATATCCTTTACCAATAATAATCTTATTACCTGATGCACCATAAGTAGGTTTTACAAGTTCAACCAGTGTATCAACTGCGCTCATAATCGTATCAAATGCTTTTTCTTGTATTATTTTCATAGTATTCCAAGGATATTACAATCACTCACCACATAATATAAATCACCATCAAGAGTTACCTCATCATATCCAAACTTAGAGAATAGGACTCTGTCGCCTTCCTTTACGTCTTTATTACCTACAATCACCTCACCAATAACAGGTTTCTCTTGTGTCTTGTCTGATAGCAAAATACCACTAGATGTCTCTGTGGGTTTATCTTCTGGTTTAATCAATACTCTATCGTTTAATGGTTTGAACATATCTTATTTGTATTTTTTCTTTAGCGTTTTTTAATACTAGCAGGTTCTCAAACTTTCTCTTTCCAAAGTCTCCCAACATCTTCCAAGGTATTCCCCGAAACTTATCCTTGTTCATATCAACTGTTACATACTTCATCGCAATAAATACTCAAACTGCTTTGCTAAAATAGGTTGTGAAATCTTCCTAAATAGGTTTCTAACTTTTACAGGATTCCAAGTTGCGTTCATAGACTTGCCATTGTAATTAAGTTCTATATATCCCTTAGTAAATATCTTAATAGGTGCTTCTATTGCTTTAAGTGCGATTAAAGCTGTCTCGCCTTCTCCTTTTAAGGTTGTATTTCCTAGTCCAATGGTGATTGTAAATAGTTTCTTTTTAGATTCTGGTTTAGATTCAATCTTCATCTCAACTTTAGGAATAATGTCTACTACTTTTTTTGTTTTTTTGATTGCCATATAAATATATTATACCATAACTTTTAATTATCTTGCAGGGTTTTTCCGTTCAACTGGTCTATCATAAACCATATCAAAGTCTGTTACCTTGTTGTGCATTGATGCTATTGCATACGATACTGCGTCCATACAATTATGTGCAAGAATACCATTTGCTTGTAAACAATGAGTATCTTCAACTTCCATATTATAAGTTATAGGACAGAATCCTCTGGTAATCCCAATAATCTTCTTCGTCTGCCTTTCATTAAGCAATTCTTGGAACAAAATCTTCCTTTTGAATGATTGATAAGCGTTTCGTATTTCGTATGGCAATGAGAGCATTCTTTCGTGATAGGTTTTCTTCCTTCCCAACTTTTCTTTCCATGTTGCTTGTGCCACGCTATCCCCTCTTTTGACCCATGCCATATGCTCGCAAGTGGTCTTATTGTTTCCACCCATTTCTTTTGCCATGCTCTGCGTTTTGGTGTCATGTGGTCGCTCAAGTGGGCTGTTCTGTGTTTCAATTCCAAGTTCTCCAAAGAATTGTTTTCCTTGTTGTTGTCCTTGTGATGAATATGAAAGTTTTTGGGTATATCCCCGTAAGAGTCCCGCCAAATAACTCTGTGCAAATAATCCCTCTGCCCTTTGTAATATCCTTTGTAATACTTTTCGCCAGTATATTTTGTAAAAGTTATAGATTGAAATGTTGTCTTCTTCATACATACCTGATTGTATCATATCCCCAAGACAAAGCAACTGTGCCTCACACCAATTTTCGCTTACAAGCCTGATTAAATGGTCTGGTGTGATTGTAATTGTATCTCCATCATCAAAATCAAAGGTAATGACTTCGGTATCTTTTCTAGTCGCTCTAACATTATGAAATTTTTTAATTTTATTTAATTCAGAATATACATATCCTTCCTTTCCAACAAGTTCATCAATTCTTATTTTCCCTTTTGTTGTATAAACAAGAGTTTCAGGAGCAAAGCAGTGAGACCATGTATGTTCTGGTGTGCCTTTAGGGTTTCCGTCTTTATCTTCTGCCCATCTGTAATTATCATAAGCTTCCCACAAGTTTATGCTTCTTTTGGTAACGTATATCTTCTTTTGTGATGTTACTTTTATTCTAAATGACACGCTGTCTTTACCTTTCTCACAACCTACAACGTTTACACCAAACTGTCGTTGCTCTGCGATGCTCTTAGGTTCTGCGCTATCTGCTACTGTCTGTATTTCAGAATGTCTGCCTGTAACCTTTAAGGCTTGTTCTGCTAGGTATTCATTTGTTAATTCTGTGCCATAGGCTAACTCATCAAGCACATAACTGCCGTTCCAATAGTAAACTGCCACAAGTGATGCAGGGTCTGGAAACCAGCCGAAGTCTTCTCCAAGTTTAACTAAGCGCGCACCTGTTGGTAAATTGTCTATCTGTTGCCAACCTGTATATATCTTTCCTCTTACTTCATCGGGAGATAGTCCTTCAATAACCTGCCAATAATAGTTTGGATTTGTGTATTTATATTGTTGATAACGGAATACAGTTGATTCATCAAGGTTTGGTAAGTTTTCTCTATAAGTTCCACCGATGTAAATAGCATCTGTTATATCCTTTTTAATGCTAGGCAAATAGAATCCTTGTGCATCTTCAACTGGTGTAAGGTCAAACCACTTCTTCATAATCCAATGGCTTTTAGGCGGTGTGTTTAATGTTAAAACAATAGTTATCTTACCTTTAACAGTTCGGAGTGTGTCGTCTAGTGTCCGAAACTCTGCTTCACCAATTTCTTCTGCTTCTTCTATCCATACGAGGTTATACCCTGCTAAAGACTTCAAACGTGCGGTGAGTGAACCACTAGATGCTCTAAAGCCATGAGCTCGTAGTGAGTTCTGCCCTTTCTCTATGAACATGTCATTCTCTGTTACACGAAAGGCTTCTTGTATGCCTTGCTCTCGTAGTCTATCCATAATCTCACCCCAACATGATGCTCGTATATCCTCTCTGGTTGCACGCATAATAGCTCCTCGGACATAATCCTTTGAGAGTAGTTTAGATACTACATAGCGTGATGCTGTGCCTGAACGCCCATTACCACGACCTCCGCAAATTATAACGTAACGAACATTACTGTCTTTTTCCCATATCTTTACATGAGATTCGTGGACTTCGAAGCTGACCTTTATGTTATTTTCTAACATTGATTTCTATACCTGATACTTCAATCCTTCCACTGTGCTCTGTATCTTGTTTAGGATTACCTTCTGCCATTCTAAATACTAGTTCTTCTGGTAAAGAAGCAAGAAAGTTTACCTTCTCTTCATCTGGTAAGTTCTCTAGGTATTCACGGGCAAAAGTCTTTAATGATTTAGTGCCTTTCTTCTTACCACCTGGGTTCCCAGACTGTCCTGGTTGGAATTGATAACCCTTTAACCAATCGTATTGCTTTTTATGCTGCTTCTGAGGTTCATCCATATATTAAATTATACCACACCTATTATTATTAGCAATCCCACTTTCTTAGTGCTAATGCTTTTCTAGTAGGTTTACCATTCTTTGCCATAGGACCTTTTACCCCTGACATTCTGGCACAAAATGACTTTCTTCTATTAGCGTCTTTAGGGCTTTTTGATGCTTGTTTAGCACTTACAGGTGCTTTTAGATTGCTTCCAGTAGCACTGTTGTATTTTGCTCTGCCTTTAGCTGTAAGACCTCCTGTGCGTGATTTCTCACCTCTGCCAAGACTTAGACTAATAGATTTCATGTTATTTCTTACCTTTTTTAGCTTTTGATAAAGCGATTGCGATTGCCTGTTTTTGTGGCTTTCCACTTTTTATTTCTTTTTTAATGTTAAAAGATATTACTTTTTTTGATGAACCTTTTTTTAGT